GAAACATTGGTGTACGATACATGTGATGAATTAGGATGTCTCGAATGGGGAGATCCGCAAGTATCAACTTGGTGTGCTCGTAACGAAATTGTAGCAGTAAACGGCGAACATTATTTTGGTGGACTTGCATGGGACCATTTTGAACTTTGGTGGCCAACACCAGACAGCGAGCCAATGCTGTTGGCATTTGCGGCTGTACAACGTCTTGCTAACGGCCAGCAATACAATGAGAATACTGAGTATGACTGTAACACACAACTCGAAGGCGGTACAGTTAGAATACTTTTTGCTATGGAAGGTAACAGACTTGTAATGCAAGATAACCCATTCCCAGAAAAGTTTATTACTGGTGCTGGTGTGCATAAGCAAACTGTTGATTTAAATGGTGATGGTTACATGGACTACTGGTCATCAGGTGGTTACGGTCAAGAAGGCGAACCTTATATTTACATCAATGACAAAGAAGGTAACTTAGTATTTCATCAACGAAATCAACTGCCACCTTTACCACAGCAAGATATCTGCGATGCAGATAACAACTGTATTGTATCAACACCCGAAGGTGTACTTGGAGACTTAAATGGCGATGGTATCACAGACCTAATACAGTACCACACAGGTACACAGGTTCCTAACTTACCAGAATGGGTAAACGATGGTACAGCATTTGAAAATAAGTCAGGTTATATTAATATTTGGTATGGAAAGTAATATGAAAAAGAAAGAAGAAATGTTAGTAATCACAATGGAAGAATGTGGAGAGCTAATACAAGCATGTAGCAAGATGTTGCGTTTTGGAGAGGACAGTGACTACACACAACTACAAGAAGAAATTGGTGATGTTATGTGTATGATCGAAATTTTGCGTGATGGTGGCCTCGTAAGTGATAAACAAATAGCAGATAGAATAAAAGTTAAAAAAGAAAAACTAATGAAGTGGAGTTTATTGTTCAGTGAAGATTAATTTTGATGTAGATATTGATATGGCTAATCGAGATAACTTTCTCGACCTTATTAAGCATACACCTGCAAGTATTGAGAAGGACGGTAAGTTTACCAAACACAATACTGGTGTCTACTTTCAGAACATTCCTAAGTTTCCATTAGAAGGATACAGCACAATAGATCACAAACAAGCAGAAGAAGAGGGTTGGTTTAAAGTCGACTATCTTAATAACAGTGTGTATGCAAATATCAAAGACGAAGCACACTTAAATAAATTGCTTAACACTGAACCATTGTGGGAACTCTTATTACATAACGAAGTAGTATCTCAGTTGTATCATGTAAATAATTATTTAAATGTATTGCAAGAATACAAACCTACTAGTGTTGAAGAACTAGCAATGATACTTGCTATTATTCGTCCAGGTAAAAAACATTTACAAGGCAAATCTTTTGAAGAGATAGAGAAAACTGTTTGGGTAAAACCTGAATCAGGTGAATACTATTTTAAGAAAGCCCATGCTATTGCATTTGCTACAGCAATTGTGGTACAGTTAAATAGGATTTGTGAAGGTTAGTCTGTTCGCCTAACATTTTGTAACTGAATACCTCTCCTCTTAATACGCTTCTTTAACATATTCTGTAAGGTAGTCATTGGACCAAACATATGATCTACATCTTTCATAACCATTGTGGTTAAGTATTTTTGGTAAGGTTTCATTTCGTGATGCAAAAACACATCAATTGGTAAAAGTCGATTAGATTCCCACCACCAAGTTTCACCCATGGTAACAAACGAAGTTCTAGTTTCCAAGTCTGGCATTTTTGCTAGGTCGTACATTGTTAGTATAGTGTTATCATAATTAACTACTATCCCGTAATACTCGGAACTAGCATAGGTAATTCCAGTAATGAACGGAAACCGCTCTTGATCAATTTCTTGCATAACGATATTTACCTTAGTAATAGATAAATACTGTAATAGAAAGGTATATATTATATGAATCATGCCAATAACAGACTATATTTGTACGAGAATTCAGTAGATCTCGTAATTGAGGCCAACAACTTACATGTGGATAACAAACCAATGAACAATAAATCACTAATAGCACACAAAGGGTTAACTAATACAATCAACTTTAATATTAGAAACCGCGATAGAAAACTACAACCTGTATTCACAGATGATGTTGTTGCATACATTGTGAATCCAGCATCGAGAACTAGACTACTTACTAAAAGAATTGAAGTTACTAGCGATACAGGAATGGTAAAGTTACATCTCACAGAAGGCGATTTACAAAATATTAATCCAGGTCTATATAGAATGTATATTACTAGAACAAACGAAAACGGTGTAGACTTGCCAATGTATTCAAATCAAAATAATGATGTTGCATTAGACATTGAAATATCAGAACAAGCAGTTCTCGAACCAATCCCTACACAGTTTAATACTACAATGTTAGAACCAACAAACAATGTTTTTGTTTCGAGTGCGTTCTTTGGTAACTTGGATAGTAACTTCCAAAATGCCCAACACAGTGTAGCAGTGTATCATTCAACCTATACAGGAAATATAAAAATACAAGCAAGTTGTTTGCATACAACACCCGATGCCGACGATGCACATTCAGATTGGTTTGATGTAATAAGCAATGTAGCTATTTCTGGTACCACTGATATCCTACACAAATCATTTTCCGTCAACTGCAACTGGGTAAGAGTTATAAGTTACCCGGACGATGCCAATAGTACTATTTCCAATATTCACGTTAGAAACTAAATTCTATTTGACTTTGATATTTAACTCTGCTATAATATGCCTATGAGTGTGGATTCTGTAATAGAGCAAATACATAGATTGTTAATAGACAATCTCCCAGTGCGTAGTACAAGGACACCTAGTGGCTGGACTACATTTGATTGTCCTGTGTGCAGTGATAACCGTAAACGTGCAGGTGTTATTTCTAATGGTGCTAAAATTAGTTTTAATTGCTTTAACTGTGGACACAAAACAGGCTGGTCTCCTAATCCTTACATGGGTAAGAAGTATAAAGACTTAGCAATGAAAATGGGTGCTACTACAAGTGACATACATGCAGTGCAAGTTGAAATGTTAAAGTACAGTGACGACTTACAAGAGTCAGAAGGTACTAACTATGTTTATAATTTAAGCAAGTTTGACACAGTAGAATTGCCAGAAGATGTACAAACAATTGATAGTTTAGCAGATGGTAATGCTCTAAAAGAATATGCCAGAGAGCGAGGGCTACTAGGCATATACCCTTTGCTACATTTTAACGATATAGCAAACAAGAAAAGAGTTATTGTGCCATTTACATATAATGGAGAAATTGTAGGCTGGACAGGAAGACATATTGCCCCACCAGACAAGCAAACACCAAAGTATTTGCATAAACTACAACCAGGATATGTGTTTAATGTTGATACATTTGCCGACAGTGAGCGAGAAATTGTTATAGTCACAGAAGGCGTGTTTGATGCTATACTAGTTGACGGTGTTAGTATACTTGGTAACAGCATAACACCAGAACAGGCACACTTAATTGATAGATTAGGTAAACGAGTTATTGTATGTCCTGACAGAGATACAGCAGGTAAAGAGCTAATTGAACAAGCTCTCGAACTTAATTGGGAAATAAGTTTCCCACCTTGGCATGTTGATGTAAAAGATGCCGCAGATGCAGTCGCCAAATATGGCAGACTTTTAACCGTTGCGAGTATAATTAAATACGCAACCGATAATAAGATTAAATCACAAGTAAAGATGAGAATGCTATAATGGATATAAAAGATTACAACGAAGAAGTACAGGAAATGTTTTTGAGGTTCTTGATCAGTGATCCTACATTGTTCTCAAGATGTCAAAACATTGTTGACCCTGGATACTTTAATAGAAAGTTTCGTCCTTCGGTTGAATTATTACAAAACCACAGCACTGAATTTAATTCTATTCCCACACTGGATCAAATACAAGCAGTAGGAGGTATCGAATTACTTCCAATTGAAAATATAACACCAGATCATCACAACTGGTTCTTGCGTGAGTTTGAAACATTTTGTAGACACAAGGCACTTGAAGCAGCAATCATTGAAAGCACAGACTTACTTGAAAAACAAGACTACGGCACAGTAGAAAATAAAATTAAAGCGGCGGTACAAACTGGTCTTGTAAAAGATCTAGGCTTAGATTATTTTGAAAACCCTAAAGAAAGGCTAGAATGGATTAAGCAACAAGCAGGTGCAACTAGTACAGGCTGGAAAGGAATCGATCAAAAGTTGTATGGTGGCATGAATAGAGGCGAGATTAACATATTTGCTGCTCCAAGTGGTGGTGGTAAGAGTTTATTCTTACAGAACTTAGCAGTTAATTGGGTAATGGCTGGATTAAATGTAGTTTATATCAGTTTAGAGCTAAGTGAACAACTTATTAGTATGCGTTTAGATGCAATGGTTAGTGGTTATGGCACAAGAGATGTTATGAAAAACATCGACGATGTTGATTTGCGAGTGCGTATGAAAGCAAAAGGTGCTGGTAATCTCAGAGTTAAGCAGATGCCAAGTGGTGTAAATGCAAATGATGTTAGAGTATTTTTACGAGAATATGAAATTGAGTGTGGAGAAAAAGTAGATTGCTTGTTAGTAGATTACTTAGACTTAATGATGCCTATTAGTGCTAAAATATCAGCAGAAAACTTATTTGTTAAAGACAAATACATATCTGAGGAGTTGCGTAACTTAGCAGTAGAGCGTGATATACTACATGCAACAGCATCGCAGTTAGGAAGAAGTGCTGTAGAAGAAGTAGAATATGATCACAGTCATATTGCAGGTGGTATCAGTAAAGTTAATACAGCAGATAATGTTATTGGTATATTTACAAGTAATGCTATGCGAGAAAGAGGCAGATATCAAATACAATTTATGAAAACTCGTAGTAGTGCAGGTGTTGGTAGCAAAGTTGATTTAAAATTTAACACAGACACGTTAAGAATTGAAGATTTAGAAGAAGGTGATGAAGATTCTCTAACAATGAGTACTAACAGTTTAGTTGATCAACTAAAAAGAAACAGTAGTATTAAAGCAGATGAACCTGAAACACAGAACACAGTAGGACAAGCACTAAACATGGTCGACTTTTTACGCAAGAATGACGACTTCTAATTGATAAATAGTGTTAAGCCTATTAACAGGAGCGTAATGTGCGTAAAACTCGCAGTATAATAGAAGAATTAAATCTTATTTCTGTAGACAGAGACAGAAATCATGCGGTTGAAAACCGTGGCGAGCACCTTATTGAAAGTATAATACATTTAATTGAGCGTATTGAAGCACATTACAGCGAAGATCAAGCAAAGGATTTAACCAATCGTATAGTCAATAGCATTCGTGCTAAAGATTCTTCTAAATTCTCCCGAGGCATCAAAAAAGTAATAAAAGAGAGCCAGCGGGAAGAAAACAATGATATTACGTGATTCACTTAACACCAAATTAAACCTATACGAAAGCAAAAGTCACCAGATATTATCCGAAGGTGTATGGCGTCAACTCGACGAAGATACTAAATCTTATGTTAATAGATGGGAAAAAGAACTTTGGCCTTTACTAGAAGAATATCAGAGTTTATCAGAAGCTGAACTCACAGTAGACCAGATTACAGCAATCTTTGGTAATGCAGAAAAAATTGCAGTTGACTCCGGTAAGTACAAAACGAAATTAGGCCAAGCAGGACTTGCAGCACAAGATGCAGGTAAAGCAGTTGTTGGTGGTGTTAAGATTGCCGCTGATGTTATGAAACAAATTAACAATAAAGTTAATGAGTTAGGCAAAGTAATACAAGACACTGCACCAGTTCAAGGTCTAGACCAAGCATTTGAAAAAGCAAAACTAGATTTAAACACTAAACTAGGCGGTAAAGATTCTAAAGTTAACAAAGCCATTGCTAAGATGGCAGAAGCAGCAAAGGACAACCCAGGTAAAACAAAATTCTTAATAGCACTGCTAACAACAGCAGCAGCATTTAGTGCCGGCCCTGCGGGTGGTGCCGCAGCAGGTTTTGTTTTAAGGTTAGGTAATGATTTACTAGCAGGTGATAAACTTTCAACAGCAGTAGGCAAAGGTGCCAAGACAGCAGTTGCTGGTTTCTTAGCAGGTAAGGCATTTGAATTCCTAGGAGGAGAACTAAAAGATATGTTCTCTAGTGGTGTCGAATCAGATTTAGCGACTGCTACTCAATCATTACAGGATGCAACAGTAGATGAGTACACTAAAGAAGCTATAGCACAAGGCGGCCCAGCAAAAGAATTATGGAATCAAACATTCCCAGACGGTTCAGTAGACATGTCTGTATCGACTACAGGTACTACAGGAAATTATTTTAGTGGCAATGTTATAATGACCAACGATCAGTATGAACAATACAATGCATTAAAAGATGCAGCATCGCAGTTTAAATCATTTAGTGATGAAGCAGTACAGCAAACAGCAAAAGCATATAACTATATTGAACAAATTAAAGCAACTACTGATCAAGCAACGCTAATGCAAATCAAAGACGCAGGTATAAAAGCATCTAATGCTATCTTCGACGCAGGTCAGGCAGCGTTAGAAGATCCTGGACTACAAGCAGAAATATCAGCCTTAACAGGTGACGCTGCAAAAGATATTGCTAAGATGGCAAAAATTACTGACATAGCATCAGCATTAGGTCAAGGTGCTGCAACAGCCGCAACAATACCTGGAAAGAAAGCAGAACCAGAAGCAGAAGAAAAACCTAAAGCAGAAAGTATTGATTATCAACTGCTTTACACTAAGCACCTTGCAGGCATCCCACTAAATGAAGCAGAACAACAACTAGTAAATGAAATTGGACTAGCAGATATTAAACGTGGAGCCGCTAAAGCAGCCGCAGTAGTTGGCGGAGCCGCTAAGAAAGCAGGCGGAGCATTAGTAGGTAAAGCAAAAGAAACAGGTAAAGAGTTAGGTAACAGCATTACTGTTAAAAAACTTACAGCATTATGGAACAAGGCCAAGAAGCCAACTGATTCCCAATCAATTGCAAACATATTAGCACAAGGTGGTATGGAACCAGAGGATATTGCAACAGCAGGTCCTGAGTTACCAGCACCAACTGCACCTACAGCAAAGCCAGAGCCAGAAGAACAACCACAAGGCGGCACACAACCAGAACAACCACAAGGTGGACAACCAGAGCAACCACAAGGTGGACAACCAGAGCAACCACAGGGTGGCGCACAGCCAGAACAACCTCAAGGTGGTGCACAAGGTACCCAAGGGCAACAAAGTGGCGCACAGGGCACTACAAGCGGTCCTACAGGGGGTTCTGCAGGTGGTAGCGGCGCAATAGGCAAAGGTGTACAACAAGCACAAAGTGGCGACACTGAAGAACCAGATTTACCAGAACTAACACCGGGCAAGAGCGAAACAATTAATAAAATTAAATTTACATGGGATGGCACAGGCTGGAAAGACCCACAAGGTAGATCTGCACAAGGTGCAATGCAACAAGACTTAATGGCAAAGTATGGTAGAAACGGTGACGGTACTCCATTAAAGAATCCCGGTTTAATACAAAGAGCAAAAGATTATATGTCTGGTAAAACACCAGGCTTAGCACAAAAAACAAGATTAGATCCAAAGGCGAGTACTGGAAAAAAATTAGCAGGCATGGCAGGAGCAGCAATTGGCGGAATGTTTGGTAAGTCCGGTGGTGGACAACAAGCAGAACCAGGAACACCGGAGCAACCAGAGCAACCGGCACAACCTGGGGAACCAGCACAGCCACAAGGACAACAAGCACAGCCACAAGCACAACAACCAGCACAGGGTGCTCCTAAAGCAGTACCAGGTCCTACTACAGCAGAGTTAAAAATGTTACAGTCTAAAACACTACAGGGTGACTTAGCATCTGCAAAAGCATTAGTTGCTAAATTAAGTGAACTAAAATCCAAAGGATACGATGCAGATAAATTCATACAAGCGGCAGCTCCAGTAATGAAGAAAGGTGGCTTAGCAAAATCAGATCCACAAGCATACGCAACTTTTGTTAAAATGGCAAGAAGCATGAGAGCAGAAGCATACGAACACATGTGTGCTATACTAGAACATGCAGGACTTACTTGGGCAGACATAGGTTACGAAGTATTAATTTCAGAAAGTGTAACATCACATGTTATGCTAATACCAACTGATATTGTACAAATGTCAGAAATGAAAAAGTTAGCAGGTATCTAAATGCGTTTTATAGAGATATCAAAACCTCTAGTAACTAGAGTAATCAATGAGAGCTTGTTGTTAGAAGCAGACGGCAAGAACACTCACATGGAACACCTTGAAGATAATATCTTTAACAAAGGATACCAAGGAGCCAAAGAAGCAGTAGACTACTTATACAGTTTACATCAAATGTTAGAAGGCTCAGCAAAAGGTGCATTTGATATGACTGTGAAGTGGGACGGTTCACCAGCAATTGTAGCCGGTAAAGATCCAGCAACTGGCAAATTCTTTGTAGGTACTAAGGGTGTGTTTGCAGGAAAAGCAAAACTAAACTTTACTGATGAAGACATTGACAACTACCACGCAGACCGAGGCGACAAAGACGGTAGTGGTTTACGAATCAAATTAAAAAATTGTTTAAAACATTTAAGCAAATTAAATTGGGACACAGTTGCACAAGGCGACATGATGTTTCAAAAAGGCGACATCAAAGAATTGAATCATGATGGAGAAGCCTTAATATATTTTAAGCCTAATACACTGGCTTATGCTTTACCAAAGGACAGCGAACTAGCACAAGAAATGTTAAGTGCTGATTTAGGTATAGTGTGGCACACAGAGTACGCAGGCGGACCAACACTAGCAGATACAACAGCAACATTTGGATTCGATTCAAATAGATTAGGCAGTACATCTAGTGTTTGGCAAACAGATGCAAACATCAAGGATGTATCAGGTACAGTAACAATGACTGCTAAAGAATCAGCAGAAGTATTAGCAACTATCAAAGCCGCTGACACTTACACTAAGCAAATTAGTAAAGATGTATTTAACTGGTTAGAGAAAGGCAACGACTTAGTAGGTAAAGATTTCTTACAACAACTAAAAGCCACAGTGAATAATAAGATTAGAGCAGGAGACTTTGGCTCCCCTGAGAGTTTAGCAAAAGAATTTGTTGTAAAGTGGATTGATAAGTCTACAAAAGAAATTGATAAAGTTAAAATGCAAAAAACTAAAGATGCCAAAACAGATAGCATGGTTAAAACTGTAGCATTCATTAAACAACATGCTAAAGAAATAACAGCAGTGTATGATTTGTATTTGATGCTTATTAAAGCAAAACTAGTTATCATAGACAAGTTAGGAAAATTACAAAGTACACAAACGTTTGCTGCAGATGGCGAAGGATTCAAAGCCACAAGCGGAGAAGGTTTTGTTGCTATTGATCGAATTGGTAATGCTCTCAAACTAGTTGACAGAATGGAATTCAGTAGATTAAACTTTGGAACAGGGAAGCCAACAGGATAATGGAATTAGAATTTATAGATCAAGAAATATCTGAAAGTAGATTATACAGATCTTCTGGCAATATGCGTCAGCTCACTGGTAGAGATGTTGCTAATCTAACTTATTTAAATACCATTGCACTTTACATGATGGTACAGGATGATGTACAACATGGCTATGCAGCAAATTATGCAAAGCAAACCTCCCAGTATGGTGGATATACTACATTTAGAACTAGTGCCACTGACTTATACATGCTATGTTTTACAATTGCAAATCCTAAGAGTAATAAAATAACATTAAAGAACAGAGTAGCAAGTACTTCTTTTTTACAAAATATAAACTTTGATGCTAGAAAGCATTTTATGTTTATGAAAAAAATTGCAAACGGCTCTGATAGAAAAAATGAAGCAGTTAGTTACTTCTTTAGACTAGAAGCACAACTACAAATTACAGATTCTAAGTATAAACAATACCGTAGATTTATTACTGATTGGGGTAATTTAAAGTATTCAAGTAGACAACTAGTAGTAACAAAAATATTACAAACAATGCGTAGCATAGGAAGAGGAAGTGAATTACTTACACCTATGTCTACTATGGTTAAATATAGGAAGTATAGCACAGAACCAGCATATGATGTACCGAGAACTAGTTTTGCACAAAAAGTTGCAGGTGCAGCAATTGGTGCAGCCGCAGGTAGGTATGCCGCTAAGAAATTAACAAAACTTGCTAAAGAAAAACCTGATACAGTTAAAAAAGCAGGTACAGGTATTGGTGCTATAGCAGGTTATTGGGCAGCTGGTAGAAGGAAGAAACAAACATGAGAATTGATGAAATTATAGCAGAGCGTGAAATGCTAGGGTCACAAGATTCACTTGAATTACTTCAACAAGAATTTGATGGCGAGTTTTTAGATCCTAACGGAAACAAGTATCAGTGGGCAATGCAATTCCATAGGGCTTCAGTTGTTATGAAGGCTTTACAATATTATAATAAGCCAAATTATAATGCAGGAACAGCAATCAAAGCAGCAGTACAAGATATGTACCCAGACAATGAGTATGTAACTGGTAAGAAACAAACAAAAGACAAAAAATCTAAAAAGAAATCTGATCGTGCAACAAATACTGATTCTCAAGTTAAACTGTCAGCGGAGCCTAAGAAAAAACGAGGTGCCCAAGTAGGTAACCAGAATGCAGTCAAAGATTATACTCCCGGTGATGGCAGCACAAGACAAAGAATATTGAAGAAATTAAATCCAACAGCAGGTCTAAACACAACAGATCTTGGAACAACATTTACTTCAGCATTAGGAAAAGCAAAATCACAAGCCAGAAACTTAGACGCTCTTAGTATAAATAAATCGGATTTTAAAGCATAAATTGATAAATAATAGCATATATTCAATTCAGGAGAATTAACATGGCACAAACAGATAGAAGATCAGCAGCAGCAGGCGAGTTTATTGGTAAAGATGTATTTCTTAAAAGTTTTCAACAACAAGCAGGAAACATTTCAGCAACTCAATTAACAGCATTAGTTAGCTCTGTTCAAAACTTAAACCTTTCAGTACTTAAAGTTGGCGCAGTATCAGGCGATACAGTTAAAATGATAGTTGAAGGTGCAGATAACTTAGCAAACGGTGACATTGCAGCACACGTTATTGCTGATGTATCATTCTAAGTTTAACTAACTTTAGATATTAAAAGGCAGTTTAACTGCCTTTTTTTATGACTAGATTGATAAATAAGTACATAGAGTAAAGAATTAGCTCTACATTATATTTAGGAGAACAACAATGGCACAAGCAAACCCAAATGCAGCTGTAAGAGCAGCAAACGGATTCGTAGGTACAACTCACATCTTAGAAGTAGATGACGTAACAGCAGTAACAGTTGAAGCGGCATGTGCAGAAGCACAAGTAGAAGGCTTTGTAGTTGTAGCAGTTGAAGGATTAGTAAGTGGTAGTCACATCGCTGTACAAGGCGCGGCGGCAACACCTTCAATCACAGGTACTACATTAATCGCAACATTCGGTTAATATCCAAACATTTATGTTTAAAAAATCCTCACTTTGTGGGGATTTTTTTTGGCTATAATAAGATAAATATTTGCATAGGGCAACAGGTAAGCCCGTTCAAATCGGAGTAACAAAATGGCACAAACAAGAGTAAATGGTTTCACCGAAGACTTAAATGGTTTCGGTAGAATAATACATATTGCAACTGCAACAGTTTCAACAAACATGACCCAAGAGAAAATGGATGCTTTAATACAAGCAATAACTGTACAAAACTACACTATTACTGGTATTGAAGGTTTCTCAGTAGATGCAACTACAGCAATATACATTGCATACGAAGGTGGCCCAGCAATTGCTGATGACGCTACTAACGCATTTGGTGTTACTGGCTGTGCATGGGCTGGGGTAACTTCCTTTTCCGGCTAGAATTCCTTACTACCTTAGGAACGTGATGTTGCAAGGCGTCACATTAAAAAGCACTCTTCGGAGTGCTTTTTTTTGACCAGCAAAAATTTTTAGATACCTGTCAACGGTTTGATGATAAATAGTACAATATACGGAGACACACATGACATTAAATAGATCAGGCGCAATGAACAGCCAAGAAGTCGTAACAGGAAACATAGAATTTTACACATTATATACATCATTAGACATTACACATACTGGTGATTTTACAGACGATACGCAAAAAGATTTTGAAAGTGTTGTTCAAGTTATTGGCTTAAGAGCTATGCCAATTATCATGAACAAGCCAGTTGCATTAAGCGGAGTAGGTGCTAATGTACTAGAAGGATATGGAGCACCAACTATGACAGGTGCTGGCTGGATTTTTAAATTTGCTTTTGAGCGTGAGAGTGTGCATAGTATTGATACATTATCAAATGAACTAGACGGTATTGTATTAAATGCAGGCACAATAGATACAAAGAATTCAGTAAACATGGAATTCACAAAACAGGATTTATTATAACATGCCAAAGAAAACAAAACCAGAGTTAGATCAAGCTGCTGAATCACTACCGGCATACTCAGGAAACATTGAAGCACACATCATTGCTGACATGCTTCGTATTGAAGCAATAACAACTGAGTTGCGTGAATTTAAAGATGATACTAAGCAAAGATTAAATAAAATGGAAGGATGGATTATTGGCATAGTTGCTGTTACTGTTACTTCATTGCTGGGTACAATAGCAATATTATTAGAGAGCTTATTAGGATGAGACTTGATGAAATAGTAGAGGGAGAAATCCTCGAAGCTCGTATGGTTTGGCGCCGTATGGGCAACAAGATTAAACGTGCTGTCCGTTGTACAAGCGGTCCACGAGCAGGCAGAGTTGTTGCTAATCCAAGTCAATGTGCAAAGCCAATTGATCTCAAAAAGCGTATGACGCTGAGAAGAACAAAAGCCAAAATGGGCAAGAGAATGATTCGTAAAGCTCGTAGAACTAAAAGATTTAATCCTACAGCAAAGAGGTTGAAGACTCTTAACAAAAGACGTTAGAATAGATAATTATGAAAGCAAAAGATATACGAACTATTAGATCTTTAATCACCGAATACGGCATGAATAGTGGTGCTAGTACACCTACATCACAACAAAAAACAGGCTCAACTGCTAAAGCAACAGCGGCATCTAAGCCACCTAAGTCAGGTGTAAACAAGCCACAAGTTAGTCCTAGCAGCCAGCAAAATAAAAGCAATACCCAAGAGCCAACAACCCCAGAACCAATTATATCAAAAGCAAAAGAGTTAGCTCAAGACTTTGAATACCAAGATGAAAAAGGCGATACTGTTAAAGTAATGAGTCCTGTAAACACTGGCCTAAACAAAGATGCAGTTGTTGTACAAAATCAAAAAAACAAAGAATTTTATACATTAGATCCTGAAGATGATATCACACTACCAGGCGAAGAACAAGCAGTAACAGAAAAATCAGATCTCAACAAAGGTCTAAAGCGTAAACAAAAAATTAAAAGTAAAATCAAAAGATTAATCAGAGCACAAAAATATATCCAACAAGGTGATCCAATATTTGAAATAAATTTCAATAGTCCTAAGGTTGCAAAAGATTCATTAAACGCAAACATTAGATGTGGTTTTGAAGCAGAAACAGTATGGGAAGGTTTTTCAAGTGAAAGCGACGATGAAGATTTCTTATATGGCGAAAACTGGAACGGAGTACAAGATCTAATATATGATCAAGAAGGCTCCAGAAGTGTTGATCATGTGAGTGAAGCATTCAGAGAATGGCTACAAGAGTCAGACAAGTTTTATGAGTATGAAAGTGATGTAATAGCAGAGCTAGTGGACGAACGCAAAGAAGATCCTGACTATTTAGATAATTATGTTTCATACGAAGTTAACATGGATGATGTAACTGAGTACAAAGAAATGGTACTACAGGGCTTAGAAGATCAAGATGATCGTCAAGCACAGGAAGAAATAGAAGAACGAAGCGACTGGGAAGAAGACGCATGGGCCAGAGAATTTGTTGAGGCTGAACGTGAAGATGCTTACTTAGAATGGTTAGCAGACGATATCAGAGACAATGGCGAGCAGTGGGACGAAGCCTGGGATAGAGCATTAAGCAACATTGATGAAGATGATTGGTGTAACGAAGAATACAACGGCAACTGGCAATCGTTACTCGGCGACTTAGACATATTTCTTTACAGTAACAGCCAAGGTAGCATGGAAGAAGTTGCAGATCAGATTCGGGACTGGGCCGTTAACTCAAGTATATCAGACCACGTCGAAGCAGGAGATTATCACAGCGGTATACAAGTTGACAATGATTACTGGCGAGTAGAAGACGACAGCAGTATCGATGGTGACGGCATGGGTGCTGAAATTATTTCGCCAGTGTACGACACCCCAACAGAAATGCTTGCCGAAATGAAAAGTTTATTTTCTCATTGGAGTGACAGAAATGTAGATACAAATAGATCTACTGGTTTACATGTTACAATGAGTATGGCGGGCGATGTAGAACCAGTAAACAAATTAAAGATTGCATTATTACTTGGTGACAAATATTTGTTACAACAGTTTAACAGAGATGGTAACAGTTATACTAAGTCACAAGTAAAAGAAATACAACAATACATGCAAAATTTAAGTGCTAATTACAAAGATCAAAAATCTCTTTCAGCACTAGAGGATATGCTCAAAGACGGCATTAGTGCTGGTAAGTTTAGTAGCATTAACTTTAAAGATGCAACTAACAACGATGGCAACGGATTAATTGAATTTCGTATAGCAGGTGGTGATAGTTACCATAGAAACTTCGACAAGGTTGCTAAAACAACAATACGATATGCAGCCACAATGCTGGCAGGACATGATGAAAATGTTTTTAGAGAAGACTATATTAAAGCATTATTTCGTTTTGTTAATAAGTTAGATGCTATTGACCCAGAAGAAGACGAAAGAGCATCTAGCAGAATAGACCCAGAACACACTGATAAAAAAGTAGTGGATGCATTCAAGTCAATATTAAGCAAACAACATTACATTGATGCTATAGACGCTCTTGCTATAGCATACAATGCTCTTGCAAGATCTAAAAGAGAGAATGCAGAAGAAAGTATTATTAAAGAAGAAGAAGAGAGCTGGAATGACAGAGCACGAAATTATAGTCTTACTGCTTTTGGTTATCTATTAAGTTCTATAGCAACAGGCAAGAATCGTAATCCTGTTAAAGTACAACAAATAGGTGCCTTTAGACAAGCAATGAAAGATTTTGGATTTACACCTGATTCTCTTTATAAAGAATTTTTAGCAAGTAAACAGTATGTGCCTTTTTTACAGAGAGGCGGGTCAAATTACCATGACGGCATGAAAAAGTTTGCTGATGCATTTAATAGTACATTTAAAGTTAAAGTAGGAAAAGCACCGGTACCGGACTTTACTGTTAAGTATGACAACGCGGTTGACATTATGTACTTACCAGTACCATACTACAATTGGCTACAAACAGAAATGGGCAACAAACTTATGTCAGATGCTCCAATAAAGACGCCTCCTGGTAAAAAGTTTAAAGCAGAAGATTTTAAAGTTATTGATCGCGATGAACATAGTGAAGTATATAGAGAATTATACAATTATAATGAAGGAATGATTGATGCCCAGGGCGAACTTAAAATGGTTGCTGACTACGAACAAGAACTAAAAGAACTAGGTGCAACAGGTAGCTCAGATGCCAGTGATAATGACCCATCTACTTTTAGTAATCAAGCAGCAATCGAGATGGCGGAAAATGATTTTCCTCTCTATAAAAAAATGTGGTTCACTGGATTCGGTCACTTCATGGACAATCCAAGAGTTAATGCTGTAAAACTAGCAAGATGGATTAACAACTTAGAAACAAGTAATAATGCAAAACAAGATGTTCTAAATGCATTAGTGTACAACAAGGAAAACGGTGGCAATCCTGTACAGTGGGATGAAATATCATCAATGGTATCGGCATACAAAGCAGGCGGAGTTGATACTAATGAAAGTGCAGAGGATACTGCAAAAGCAGAAAAAATAGAAAGAATAAAAGATTTAATAGTTCACAGAAAACAAAAAGCCGAAAGATACCAAGAACAGACAGTAGAGGCTAAAATAAAGATAGATGCTTTTAGTAAGAAGTATGGATTCTTGCCTTACAGAGAACGTGATTTCAATCCAGCTCCTGCTTCAGGAGAAAAGACTCCATACATAATTGGAACACACCACGAAGTTGATGCGTCAGAAAGACAATACATGAGCCAAGAAATGAATATTAGGTTTAGTAATATAGAAGAGAGTAATAACATGTTTACAAAGTTTAATCAGTTAACATTAAAAGAACAATTATCAGTGTTAAGTAAAGTAGATGCTACAAAGATAAACGAAGCATTAAAAGTATCCAAGAAAAAGAAAGGCAAAGGTTTTGAACACCCTAACAAGTCTGGTAATAAAGTTAAGTATGTAGAAGGTAAAAAAGATTTTAATTTTACTACAGACGACTTGTATAAATTGCAAAGTATGGATGATTTAGACAAAATTAAAAAATATGCTTTGAAGTTAATTTCCAATAAAGAAAGCACTAGACCAATGGAACCAAAAAAAGTTGCATGGTTTTCCGGTGCTTTAGAAAGACTACAATCCAAAGACGGAGTAGTCAAAATGATGTGGGACCTACTGTTAAGTGGTGAAGGGCATAAAGTAATAGGCGATAGATTTAGTACAAACAAAAACTCTTATAGAACAGCAATGGGAGAGGGTGCAGTACCAGACAACTCACCAGAAAAGAAGATACGAGAGTTACTAAATGTTCCGTTACTTGCTAGTGATTTAAAAGCACAAATGGAAGCATATTTTGTAGTACCTGATCCTAGTATGATTAGAGCTTTCAGAGAAGCCGCTAGTGGTGCAGGACCAGATACTGATTTGCGTTCTATATTCAAAGGCTTTGTGCAAAACAAAGTACATCCTACTATTAAACAAAAAGCAGGACTTAAAGAAAGCATATTGTCAGAGGATGACTTAGACAGAGATAAAGAAAGATTTAATTTTATTATAGATAAATTAAAAGACAATCCAGCATTCGTACAACGAGTATATCGTTTTATGAGAACAGATGCTGAAAACCATGAAAGAGTACACCCTGAAGATTTCTTAAAGCCAGATAAAACAGCACCTGAAGCAGACTACAGTTATAAAGGTGTACTACCAGAGTTCGTAAAAGCAATTATGAATACTAAGGGTGATTTTGACGACATCGAAAACTTTCTTTCCACATACGGACAAGTGAGCTATGTTGATACTAAAGTTTTAATGGCCGACGGTGCATCAACATGGGATCAATGGCTAAAAGGTGCCGAAGGAGTTAGTACAGCATTTATAACAGAACTATATGATAACATGTTTAACATTGCACTCAATATTGAAGGCTCTAATAGAGGACCAGGCGAAGTCGGTCTTGCACTGTTAGCACCTAACATTACATTTGCTAGTGTAGGTGATTTAAAAATTGATGGCGTGGAAGTTGAAGTTAAAGGTGAGAAGTCAAGTGGTGGTGGCAGACTTAAAAATAGTAACGCCGACTACGGACAGCCTCAATTAGATGCAGTTTACGACAAGTTTAAAATTGCACCAGAAGATAGACCACAACGTTTACCAAGTGGTAACGCAGGTAGTAGAGCAGGAACACACTTCTTGGATATTGCTACTCAATTAGATACACTTGCAGCAGGAGCAGGACAAGCCTATATAAAAGAATTGTTTGAAAAAACATTTATAAATGGGGACAAATCTATGATAGCATATATAGTTAAGAATTATGCTAGTATGGATCGTGCAGAATCGAGTACATTAGCAGGCGAGATATCTTATAGTAGTTATGCAAACATTCTTAAGGCAAAACAGTTTGATATGTTCTTATTCTTAAAACTTGGTGGTAAGAAAAGTTTAGCATTCCAGGTTGACAATTATAAAAATCACCTAGACAAGTTTAAATTAGGTTCATTAGATTGGGGTGACAAAATGAACGGACCAGCAGTACAGGTATCAATGAGATAATGAGACTTGCAGAGTTAGATAGGCCGGAGCAAGAAAAAAACTTTCCTCGAAAGATTATGCCTCAAATTAGGCAACCTGATCTAGACGACGGCCCTTTCTCATATAAATTAGGAAACATATCAGTGTCTAATTTAAAGTCTGTGCAAAAGCAACGTGTAAAAGGATTAAAGGACAAAGCAAAGCGTGGCTTTGATGACGGTAGTATACGACCTATAATTATAGACAAAAATAATTTTATTGTCAACGGACATCATAGATATGATGTAGCATTAGAATTAGACTTAGATAAAGTTAAAGCAATTAGAGTCGATGCTACTATAGAAGAATTAATAAAACATTACAGTAGTAAAGCCAGAGACGAAGAGACATACGAAAACTTTGCTGATGGCAAAGTGAAAGGCAAGAGTCGCCCAGGCAGAGTCAAAAAAGCAGGAGCCAGTTGCAAAGGTTCGGTAAGTAGTCTGAGAGCAAAAGCCAAAAAGTATTCAGGTGAGCGAGGCAAAATGTATCACTGGTGTGCCAACATGAAAGGCGGCAAAAAGAAATAACGGTAAATACTAATATGAAAATCAACGACATTATACAAGAAACAACTAGTGCAGGTGGTATTGCTACCGTTGCAGCTCCTTTGGGTGCTATGCAAAAAAGACCTAATCCAAGTGTCTTTTCTAAAAACAAGAAAAAGAAAACTGAAGATGTTGTATCAGGCAACTTTGGAGGCCAAGCAGACGTTCCTCAGTTACCACATCAAGAAGTGTTGATGGCCATTAGTGCATGGGAATACGGTGATACACCAATTGAACTCAGCAATGGCTATGTTATAAATGCTTACGAAGAAGGTGCAAGTGCCGATGACAATGCTTGGATAGTGTTAGACCCACAAGGTAATGAATACGATAGTGGTACTGGCAGTATTGTAGATGTAATGCAAGAGTTTACACCAAAAATAATAGATGAAGGTAAAGCAAATCCAATGATTATGAATCGCGATGGTAAGGAAATTGTACTTACTAAATCCGGTGATTCAATGAAGCCAAAATTTCATTTAAAAATTAATGGCAAAGACCACGGTACATTTGATTCTGAGAAAGCAGCAATGCAACATTCAGCAAGATTAAAAGAAGCAGATACTATGCCTGAAGGTAAAAGTCCACATAAAAAAGGTACTAAGAAGTACAAAAAACATATGGCAGCAATGCATGCCGAGGCTACTCTGCAAACAGGCGGATACGGCAAGCCTAAAAAGTCAAGGCATCAGCAAAAGATATGAAAGCAGTAAAAGGTAAAGATAATATTTTAAGTCTAATTAACAAGTTTGAAACACAACTATATGATCAGGCTGAATTGTTCGGCGGCTTAAAATTAAATGAACTGTCTGAGCGTGATGCACATCTCTGTGATGTAATGCATCAAAAAAATATTTTCAATAAAGTAAACAAAAATGGGTGTGAGTGCTACATTATATACTCAGCAAAACAAAAATTATAGAACACCAGTTCATAAATACCTATATGAACAAGAAAAGACTCTCCAAACAGTTAGACACTATAGCAACCAATGTTGCTAAAAAAGGTATCTATGTTGTAAGCAAACAAGATGATGCATTTATAGTGCAAGAACATGTTTCGAAGTCAATTATAGCAAAAGAACTACCGATGAAGTGTATTGCTTCATACATTTGTAAGTTGCGTAATAAAGGACAAGAGCCTACTATTAACAATAAAAGAAAAATGGATGGTTTAATTTCGCAGTATTATAGATGTAAAAATGACATTATGTACTATAGACACACTATTAAAAATACAAAAGATTTTAATCTAAGCCAGGCAGTTGAAGCAAGACTGTTTGACACCATATGTAAATTCAATTTTACCAAGGATGAATTGAAACGGTTTAATTAAATTGTTCACAAAGATGATAAATAACAGTAATAGAGAATTTAATACCTGGGATTATAAAAATGTTTTTAAAAGAATTCAATCAAAAAGGCGTAAAGAAAATCGCTAAAGTTAACAAAATGCTAAAGGAAGAGTTTGGAGTTTCATTGAAGACCTCCGGATTTCCTAAGAAAGCAAAATTAGACAGTTTACTAGAAACTGCTAACAAAAGTATTGCTTTAATCAAAAGCGGTAAAACTAAGTTTCAACAAGATCCTGATTACGCAAAGTTTTTAGGCATCAAAGATGTTCTTACAACTATGATTAGCGAAGGCATGTACGCAGAATCACCAGCACATGGTGAGATGAAAGAAATGATCAATGCTAGTGTTTGTAGTTTAATGGACAGCGGCTACACTGTAGACGAGGCTTGTGGCGAATGTATGAATCAGTACAGAATGGACTCTCGTTTTGCATATGATGATGAACATGTTATGCCAATTATCCTTTCAGCAGCAAAAAACTACATGGAAGCATGTGGTATGAAGCACGAAAGCATCGAAGAAGAAGGCGAGTATATCCCAGAAACAGACCTTAACGATTCTTTGCTTAGAGAACTTGCTAAAGAGTGTGGTGTTGAATTAACAGGTACAGAAAGCCTAGACGCAATTGAAGAGAAGTTAGAATCTTTTGCTAAAGTAACAGAAAAAAGCAGAGATGCAGTTGTTGGTTTCTTAAACGGTTTAGATGAAGATGCAGTTGCAAACGGTATTAAAATGTTTGGTGCTAAAGTAGCAGAGCAAAACAAATTCACAGGCGCAAGAAAAGACGCTATTGCTAAAGGCGAAAAGAAATTTACAGTAGACGGCGAAGAGTACGAAGTAACAGGCGACACTGAAGACGAAAAGAAAAACGAAAGCACAATGTTTGACAGTCTAGTAGACGACATGATTAATGAAGAAGTTGAAGGTACTAGTATCGAAGAAGCAGAAGTTGTAATGGCAGTAAGAGCATTAGCAGACGACATACAAGGACATGTAGAAGAAATTGGTCGTATGATGAATGAAAGTCTTCCTGCAATTGCAGATCAAATGCGTGGCGAAATGGGTGCTCAAGCAGCAGCTACTTTTGCAGACAGTGTTAATGGTTTACTAGGCGGATACTTAGAAAATTCAAAACTTGCTAAAGATGGTATCGATAATGCTATAGCAGGTTTAATCGGCGCAGGCACAATTGTAAACACAGACGATATGGGTTTAGGTGATACTGCTGACTTAGGCGCACCTGCAGAACCTGAAGTAGGATTAGAAGAGCCAGCAATGGATGTTAACGAACCAGCAGCGGCAGGGCCAGAAGAAGAACCATTAGGCAGAACACCTGTAGAGGTTTAACATGCTAATTAGAGAAGTGATATCAGAGGGATATTTTTCCGATTTAATTCTTACTGTTCAAGATCTACTTGCAAAAGTAGGAGCAAAAGGTGAGACGGATATTCCTACTGAACAATTTAGAGCACTTCTAGCCAAGCAAGGATTTGTTACTACCACAGACGAACTTATTGCAGCAATTGATAAGAGCGGACATGCTAGTAGTGTAAACAGAGAAGTCATTAAAACTAAGAATCAATTACCTGACGAAGTAAGCACAGATGGCGGCGAAGAAGCTGCAGACACAGTATCTGACTTAGCTCAAGGTGCAGCAAGTACTGCAATGAACACGGAGATAGCGTAGCAATGCCAGGCATATTTATAAATGCTAAAACAGCACGAAGCAGTACTAGAAATAATACTGTAATTCACAACGAAGTAACTGCTATTGAGAACGCAGTATATGCTAACGTTGATGCTGGTGTACTTTACGCAAATGTAAACAATTCTACAATGACTAACAGTAATGTGTACTACTATGTATGGAACAACATTACAACAGATCCAACTAAATTAGATCAACTTAACTATGTAAAAAACTACTTTACTAAGTTAGGATACGGTGTTAGTATTATTACAAATCCAAACGATGCAACAGCATTACAGTGGAATATTAGTTGGTAATACCTATAAGTTATTGAAAAGAAAGGCATTTTTAAGTGCCTTTTTTATTGACACAACATCCATCACATGTTATAATACATCTTAACTAATAAAGGTATACTTAATGCTTGTAGAAAAATTCACTTACCCAACTCTCAAAAGGGTAACAGCAAAAAACGGACAACGCCAATACACAGGTGATGATGATCAACCAGTGCCAAGTGTCACAACAGTACTTTCTGATACTGGTGATAAGACAGCACTTATTAACTGGCGTAAGCGAGTAGGCGATGCTGAAGCAAACAGAATTAGTCAAGAAAGTGCAGGCTTAGGTACCAAAGTACATAATGCTTTAGAAAAATATGTATTACTTGAAGAGTACGAAATCAAAGGTAATAACCACATAAGTATTATGGCTAAAAACATGGTTGATGAAATGATCGACAAAGGTTTAAGCCAAGTAGATGAGATATGGGGTGTTGAAGTAGCACTAATAGCTCAAGGATTATACGCAGGTACAAGCGATGCAGTGGGTATGTTTAACGGTGTTGAAAGTATTATAGACTTTAAGACTGCTAAAAAGATTAAAAAGCGTGAATGGATTGAAGATTACTTCATGCAAGGCTGTGCATACGCACTAGCACACAATGAAATGTTTGGTACAAACATCAAACAAGTTGCTATTTTAATGATCGACAGAGAAGGCAAATACGCTGACTTTGTTATTAATGGTGACGAATTTGAAGAATACTGCAATAAATGGGCAATGAGATTAGCAGACTATTACTCATTGCAATGAACAAACTATTAACATTATGTACACCTTTAATTGAATCCGGCGATTTCTACGCAGGTGTAAAAGGTGAAAAAACCGGCCCCATAAGTAGAGAATATCTTACTGGTGTTCTAAAATGCTACATAGACAAAACAGATTCATTATACAGCAAAATACTATCACTGGTGACAAAGCCTGCAGAGGATATACCTGATAATCATCAGCCAGTTATAAAACTATTAAAATATAATGCTGGCGCAAAAGCCGACATGCACTACGATGACTGTACTTATGGAACCAGTATTATTTTATTAGATTCATCTAGCGACTTACAAGGCGGAGAAACTTGTATAAAAACAGATAAGTTTGAAATTATTGACATGAAATCAGGCGACCATATTTTTCATCCCAAAGGTAGATTGCACGGTGTAACAAAACTTACTAAAGGATATAGGCATGTGTTGGTGCTTGTATGGTAAGACTATTATAATAAAGTTTAGTCACTCAAAGTGATAAATACTGTTAAGTAAGTAATTAGAGAGGCTTAACAGTGGCAGAAGAAACAACAAAAATCGTACGAATGCAACAACGCAGAGGTCAGAAACAAGACCTCCCTAAGCCGTTGCGTCCAGGAGAACTTGGATTCGCAACAGATAGTAGACAGTTGTACATTGGCGCCGACACAACAGATCCAGTTTCAGATATATACAATAAAACAGGTATATTTGAAAAAACAGCAAGTGCCCAAAGTATAACTGCAAGTCTTGCTAATATACAAATGGTCAAATTTACAGTGCCTCATAAAATTTATGATAAAGGTGAATTCGACGGCGTTGCAAATGTTGTTAGTTGGACTCCAGCAACAGTAGTTGCGTCAAGTGGCACAACAGTTGGTAGAGAAGGAAAAGTATTTGGTAATATTAATGCTGGTGCAAGTTTTGTAAACAACATAACAGGTTCAGCCTTTGTTCCTACTGATTTACAAGTAGTTAAAAATGGTACTGTTACTGTACCATCTAAGGTAGCATCAATTAGTTCAGGAGAAGATTACTTCTTTGAACAATCTGCTACAGGTCAAAGTGTTTCTACTCACTCTCATACACTTACATTTAGATCGCCTCCGTCAGGAGCAGATGCAGTTTCAATCTCTTATTACAGTAATGCCGCAGTAATTAATGCAGTAACTAGTGCTAACATTGGTTTAACAAGTCAGCCTGGTTTTTATGCTTCAAAAGGTATTACATCTTACAGAGAATTAGACACCAATAATATTAGAGTTGCAGAAGGTATTGGTATTGGCTTTATTGGTATGCAATTTAAGCACATACAAGTAGCAACAGATGTAAAGTATGCACCTAACTCAGCAGACTTTTCGCAGACATTAGGTACATTACTTTTAACAAAGAACGACACTGTAAGAGAAAATGTTACAGCAGTTGCAACAGCATCTGATATTACTTTATCAGCAAACATACTTGCTGGAAGTTATTCATTAGACTCTAATGAGGATTATGATCCTAATGGAGTTTATAACCATACATATATTAAAGGTGGTACTGATTGGCTAGCAGACGGTAAGGTATTATCTATTTCAGACTATGATTTATCGTCAGGTGAAGTTACTGCTACAATACCAAGTAATGCAGCAAGTTTAACAAGACAAGTAACAGGCGCTGATGCTGGTGTTGGAAGTAAGTTAAGAATAACAGTTGAGAATGTTGAGAATACACAAATTGTTGATAGTGTTAAATTTATAGATTTAAGTGGTACTAATGTATCAGGCTTAGATGGTACTGTAGTAAATGTTGACACAGCAATTGGAGCAGGTGCGGTTAGTACAGTAAGTAAAACTATCAGTTTGGATATAGCATTTAACTCTGCAATGGCCACAGACCCTGCTAACTTAGTTTATATAACATACAAGAATAAAGATGCTTCCAATGTTGTTGTAAACAGTGAAAGACATGGTAATCCAGTTGGTGGTTCTGTAACATTAACAAACAATGAAGCAGCAAATCCAACAGGTACTAAAACAGTTGCCGCTGTTACTGATAACACATTTATTCTAAACACTGGTTCAAACATAACTGGTAATGTAACAAACTTAACATTTACTCCAGTTATATCTAGTGCTACAGTTGAAGCGACACCGGTTGTTTCAATGAACTTAGCCTCAGCATCAACCCCTGCAGATGTACAAACACTTGTTAATGGTGCAAACTTATGGCCTAGAATTAATAGTATACCTGGTGCAGCTGACAAGATGTATATTACACATGCTGAATCAGTACAGAAAACACCATTTACTTTTGCGTTACACGAAGATACATCAAGCACAGTAACAGCAATAGGACTTAAAGCCGACGAATACGATAGACCAACTGCAACTGTTAAAGCAAAACTTGAAGATTGGTTAAACGAAACATTAACCGATCCTACTGTTAACATATTTAAAGATGTATATGTAAATGCAGAATTTAACTCCACAGCAGCAGGTGGTAATCCTGTGTTTACCGATTGGCCATTAAACTTAAACAGTTCAATTGGTGAGATGAATTTTGAAGAAAGAACAGAAGCTCGAGACTTTGCAAAAATATTAAACAACTTATACTTTGAATCAACTAATCCTGATATAAGAGGATTAATGAATATCAAAACAAACATTGAGTTCTTAACAGCAGAGGCACTAGCGGCAGGACAAGCAACAACAGATTTCCCTACACCAGAGCAGTTAACATTGCCAACAGGAACAAACAATCCTGTTAACGAATTAGACATTTCAATGTCACCAGGTGAAGGACAATTAAATACTGTATTTGTAGAATATGCTATGCATGCCACAACTAGTTCAGGCAATTATCGCCGTGTAGGTACACTAATGTATTCCGGTGATACAACAATTAACGATGTTGTATTAACAGATAACTACACAGATGCTCGTTCAGGTACACTAACAGGTAATGTAGACTTTGTTGGTGGTGTAACAGGTACAACTGGATTTATAAAAACTAATAACACATTAAGTCCTGCCTGTTCGGTGCAAGTTAGATATATTGCACGTAGATGGCCAGACTAATACAAGTTTAATTTATGTTCAACAAACACCAAACGTCATCAGAGCGTTTGAATGCATGGCGTACAGTAAGACAGCAAGAATACAAAACAGTAGAACCTTTGCTAGAAGCGTTTGCGCCTATCAAACCTATACCTAGGTATATAGACTACTACACTCCTCGTGACTGGCCTAATGTGTTTGAAATAGTATCTGAAGGATACTTTTGCCAGTCTGGAATCACTCTAATATTAGCGGCTACACTACACAATAAAGGATTCATTTCCGATGAAGAATTGTACTTTGAAGTGATAAGTAATCATATAAATGGAAATGATGGACTGGTGCTAATACATGATAACTTAGCATACAATTTTATACCAGGAAAGACAGTTAGTATGCAAGAAGTAATAGACAATAGCACTCGATTTAATTCCCATAAAATTAAAACATCCGCACTTTTTTCTTGACATTTACACCGTTTTATTGTACAATTTGCTTCTGGTAAATAATACACTAAAAACTTAATTAGAAACAAACAGACAACGGATAAACACATGCAAGTACAAAAACGATCTGGGCAACTCGAAGATATCAACATAGACAAGTTGCACAAGGTAGTACAATATGCCTGCGAGGGCATTACTGGTGTTGCACCAAGTGAAGTAGAGATTAACAGTCAGATACAATTGTACAACGGAATTACAAGTACTGATATACAAGAGACACTTATCAAAAGTGCCGCTGATTTAATTAGCGAAGAATCACCAAATTATCAATATGTAGCAGGAAGGCTAATCAACTATCATTTGCGTAAAGCAGTGTATGGTGAGTTTCAGCCACCGTGTTTATGTGATATCATAGACAAAAATATCAAGCAAGGATTTTACGATAGAGAAATTTTAATTGCATACACAAAGGACGAAGTTGATACACTGAGCAATTACATCAATCACAGTAGAGATGAGTATTTAACTTATGCGGCTATGGAACAATTCCGTGGCAAGTATCTTGTGCAGAACAGAGCAACAGGCGAAATATACGAAACACCACAAGTGTGTTATATGCTTATTGCTATGACATTGTTTAGTAAGTACGACAAAGAAACAAGACTTGACTATGTTAAAGCATACTACGATGCAATTAGTACATTTGAAATAAGTTTGCCTACACCAGTTATGGCAGGTGTGCGTACACCACAAAGACAGTTTAGTAGTTGTGTACTAATTGAAACTGATGACAGTTTAGACAGCATTAATGCAACTACAAGTGCTGTAGTTAAGTATGTAAGTCAAAAGGCCGGCATTGGTATTGGCGCAGGTAGTATTAGAGCAATCGGCTCACCTATTAGGAGTGGAGATGCAACTCATACAGGAGTTATCCCCTTCTATAAACTTTTTCAATCAGCAGTTAAGTCATGTTCACAGGGCGGTGTAAGAGGTGGAGCAGCCACACTATACTATCCTATTTGGCACACAGAAATTGAAGACATGCTGGTGTTAAAGAACAACAAAGGCACAGAAGAAAATCGTGTAAGGCACATGGACTATGGTGTACAATTTAATAAGTTAATGTACGAAAGATTATTAACAGGTGGAGACATTACATTGTTTTCACCGCATGATGTGCCTGGCTTATATGATGCTTTCTTTGCTGATCAAGATAAGTTTAAAGAACTATACGAAACAGCAGAAAGAAACACTCGTATTAAAAAGAGATCTGTTAAGGCAATGGATTTATTTTCTGCGTTCGCAACAGAACGCAAAGACACAGGTAGAATATACTTAATGAATGTTGATCATGCTAACACACATGGAGCATTTGTAGAGGATGTAGCACCTATTAAGCAAAGTAATTTATGCTGCGAGATTAACTTACCAACTAAGCCATTAACAAGTGTTGATGATGCAGAAGGTGAAATTAGTTTATGTACTTTAAGTGCTATCAATTGGGGTGTTATTAAAGACTTCAAACAGATGCAACGAGTATGTAACCTTGCTGTAAGAGGCTTAGACGCACTCTTAGACTACCAAAGTTACCCAGTACTTGCAGCACAGTTAAGCACAATGAAACGCAGACCGTTAGGTATCGGTATTATTAACTTTGCATATTGGTTAGCAAAGAATGACTCAACATATCAAGATCCTAACTTAGAGTTAATTGACGAATGGGCTGAAGCATGGAGTTATTTCTTAATTAAGGCAAGTGCAGATTTAGCAGTTGAGAAAGGCGAGTGCCCAGGAACAGTCGAAACTAAGTACGGTAGAGGATTAACACCTAATCAAACATACAAGAAAGAAGTTGACGAGCTAGTTAAGCATCAAGAAAGACAAGATTGGAAAGGATTGCGTAAGCAGTTAGCAGAGACTGGTATCCGTAATTCAACACTGATGGCACTTATGCCAGCAGAAACATCAGCACAGATTAGTAACAGCACAAATGGTATTGAACCACCACGCAGTTACATCAGTGTTAAACAAAGTAAGCACGGTGTATTAAAACAAGTAGTGCCGGGTTACCCAAGACTTAAAAATAAGTATGACTTATTGTGGGATCAAAAGTCTCCGCAAGGCTATTTAAAAATAATGGCTGTATTACAAAAGTACATAGACCAAGGTATTTCGGTAAATACATCTTACAATCCAGAACACTACGAAGATGAGAAAGTGCCAATGAGCGTTCTCATTAAAGATATAATTACATTTTACAAATACGGCGGTAAGCAATTGTACTATAATAATACTAACGACGGACAAGGCGAGTTAGATACAGAACAAAAACTAGAAGCATTAGAAATTACCGAAGTAGAAGAGGATGATTGCGAATCGTGCAAAATATGAAATCAGTTTTAAATACAAATAAAAAATATAATCACATGGAAGCAAAAATGTTCCTAGACCCTAATGGCGGTGTGTGTATGCAACGGTATGATACAATTAAGTATCGTCAGTTTGAAAAACTCACCGACAAACAATTGGGATTCTTCTGGAGGCCAGAAGAGGTTGATATTGCCAAAGACTCAAAAGACTTCAAAGACTTAGAGGCACACGAGCAACATATCTTTACATCAAACTTAAAAAGACAAATACTCTTGGACAGTGTTCAAGGGCGTTCACCTAACTTAGTGTTCTTGCCTATTGTTAGTCTACCAGAATTAGAAACCTGGATAGAGACTTGGGCATTTAGTGAAACTATTCACAGCAGAAGTTATACACATATCATTAGAAATGTATATCCTGACCCGAGCAAAGTTTTTGATGAGATGACAAGCATCGAAGAAATTGTAGACTGTGCTGACAGCATTACACAATGCTATAATGATCTTTATGACTACAATGACTTAATGCGTAAAGGTGCAGCAAAGTATAGTTTATACGAGCATAAAAAGAAACTATGGAAATGTTTAATGAGTGTAAACATACTAGAAGGTGTGCGTTTTTATGTATCGTTTGCATGTAGTTGGGCATTTGCTGAAGTTAAAAAGATGGAAGGTAATGCTAAAATTATTAAGTTAATTGCTAGAGATGAAAATGTTCACTTAGCAAGTACACAGCACATGTTGAAATTATTACCTAAAGAAGATGAAGACTTTGCAAAAATTGCAGAAGAAACTAGAGAAGAATCAAAGCAAATGTTTATCGAAGCAGTTGAGCAAGAAAAAGCATGGGCTGAATACTTGTTCAAAAATGGAAGTATTATTGGACTAAACGCAGAGCTATTAAAGCAGTATGTAGAATACATTGCGGCTAAGCGAATGACTAACATCGGCTTAGAAAAAGTTTACACTGCAGGAACACACCCATTACCGTGGACACAAAAGTGGATAGGCGGTAGTGATGTACAAGTAGCACCACAAGAGACAGAGATTAGTTCGTATGTAATTGGTGGTACAAAACAAGATGTTACGGAGGAAACCTTTAAAGGTTTAACCCTTTGAGACCTTTTGATCAATACAAAAGATTTTTTGCTTTTGGTTGTAGTTTCACAAGATATCATTGGCCCACATGGGCAGACATTATAGGACATGTAACTCCAGAATACTACAATTATGCACAAAGTGGCGCTGGTAATCTATTCATATCCAATAGCATAGTAGAAGCAAATCTTAGGCACAATTTTACCAAAAACGATTTAATTATGGTTATGTGGTCTAGTATATGCAGAGAAGATCGTTATAGAAACGGTTTTTGGTCAACTCCAGGAAACATTTATTCCGACGGTGTATTTGAACCAAAAGAGTTTGTTGAAAATTGGGCAGATAATAGATTTTATCTTATAAGAGACTTAGCAATTATAGAACAGTCTCATGCATATCTAAAAAGTTTGCCTTGTGATTTTGATATGCTTAAAATGGTCGAATTCGAAGATACATCCGGAGGCAAAGACTCGCCTGAATATAACGAAAGTAATCCAGATGTTTTAAACCTTTACCATACCACAACAGAAAAAGTTAAGCCTAGTATTCACAAAGTAATATATAACAACGAATGGGAGTCACTTGAGATAGCAGGTTGGGGCAATAAAGGGCAAACAGCAGACTATCACCCTACTACACTAAATTATCTAAAATACTTAGAAAGTTTTTATACTTGTAATGACAAAATGACAGGCTTTGCAAGATACTATAATAAAGCACTACTAAAGTGCAGTTCTTTAGATGATACTATAGGATTCTGGAATCGACCCATGCAGACCAGGTTATGATATAAATAATCACACACAGAGGAAACACACATGTATAAATTAGAAGAACTCTCAGGTGAAGTTATCACCTTAAAACTTATGAGCGGCATCGAAGTACTAGCACAACTGCTAGGAGTAGATGAGGACAACAAACTGTTTACAGTTGGTGAACCAAAGATTGTTGTTATTAACGGTGCTGATCTTGCACTAATTCCTTATATCTTTACAGGACCAACTGACGAGGTTACAATGCCCATGTCAGCAATTCTAAGCGTCTGTAAAGCAAGTGAAGACAGTATTGCAGACTATGAAGCTCTTAATGAACAAGAAGCAGACATAGGCATTTTCGAAGAAGAATAGCATTATAGGGCATTACAACCGTATATGTCCTGCTGATTTAAATTGTTGTATAAATACTCTTTATAAGTGTATATAAGTTAATTATATATGCATGTTAACCCTCAACACGCAGACGACATGAAAAAAAGATACAACAACAACTTTCCTAGGTTAGTCGAAGACTTAGAAATATTCACACTGTCCAGTATTTTCTTATTCTCTATACTTGCGTTAACTCCAGCATTATAATGAAACATGCAATGTGTTACATGATATTACTCTTTGCTGCCAATACAGATAGTATAGCAGGCATAATGCGTGGATTGCGTGATGTAGACAATAATATTTACTACCTGGAACCAAAAAATGATCGTTAGAGACGCAACACCCGAAGAACAAGCAGAATGGTTTAAAACAGACTATTTCATGAAAGGCGATTTTAGTGCTATGCAATTGTTTGTGGTTATACCAGCAGTTATACAAATAGTAGTATTCTTTTCTATGTTAGCAGTATTTAAATTAAATAGTGTCCTATTTTAGAAACACATTTAGACTACTAGTAGGTGTCGGTAAGTCAGAACATAACACTGCATCACCTTTTCAAATTCTTATAACAGCAATAGCATTAGGCTTTGCATTCTTAGGCTCTATATCGTTACTGCTAATAATGGCGAGTATAATCATATAAATAGTAGTATGGCAAAGATAGCAAGAGTAAAAACAGATACTGCAAAAGGTGTTATACTAGGACCTGGAGCATCAACAGTATTTGCTGATAATAAAAAAGTTTCTTTAATAGGAGATAAGGTTGCTCCTCATGGCAAAGCACCACATACTGCACCTACACTAGTGTCAAATGGCGCAACTACAGTGTTAGCAGACGGCGGTATTCCTGCTAAACAAGGAAGTACTGCTACATGTGGACATAATGTTAGTAGCGGTTCGCCAACTGTTGAAGTAAGTTAAACAACTTCTAATATATCAGTAATACTATTATTGTATATGTTTATAGTAGATAAATCTATTCTTACAAACTTAGCAAGTTCTTGCATTACTGATAGGTTGTATGCATTACTTGTATCTACTTCGTAATAATCCCAATCACCGCATAATGCGTAACTAAATATTTGAGCAATACCCGAACCTTTGATAACATGTCCTTTGATAGTGATATTAATAATATCATCTGTGTCTAAGTCTTTTGCTGTTATTGGTACAGGTAATTTTTCTAGTTCGTCGATTGGTGTTCCTTTAATACTTCTAACTTTTGTTTTTAATAAGTTCCATCCTATTGCTGTTTGTGCCAATGTTGGTTGATTTGAACCAACAGGATGAATATCGTATAACCATTTACCTTGTTTAGATATTACACTAAAGCATTTGTTACCAAACAACGGATCTTCTAGTACTTCAAATGTAGCACCTATAGCTCTACAAAAATGTTCTATTGCAGGTTGTTGATGAGCATTGTGCTTAAATTTGTAAAATTTTATGTGTGCTTTGTTACCTACAGTTATTATGTTTTCTTTAATATGATTCCATTCAGCACCTAAGAATACTTTACCACATTGTTCGTATATGCCGTCAATATTAAAGATAATGTTTATACTTGCATCTTGCTCTTTGTATAAACAACTAGCATCTACTATACTTTTTACTGCCTTATTCTCAGCCATTCCGTAGGTGTTAACCATAATGTATACACCTTGTATAGTCATAACACGCACAAACGGTGCAAGTTTACTCCACTCTAATGCATCACCGTATTCGTTATCCATTGTAATAGATTTTAAATCTGGTAAGTCTTGAGTGATTTCAACTAAGGTGGGATATGAGGCTTCTATGTCGCCTATTGATCTATGCTTAAACACAGAACAAAGCCACTGACCAGCGGCGCTTAGTGGATTAAAAACGCGACTGTGTGTTGTTGTATCTACTCGTAAGTTTTCTATAGTCATAAAAAAAGGTACCAATTGTATTTAGTACCTTCTTTTAACTAAGTCTAAGTTATTTGATCTGGTTATTAATAGATGCTGAGTATTGAATTACTTCTTCGTAATCGCTATCGTCATCGTTATAGTAATACTCTGTTGATGTATTTAACTCTATTTCTGAAGTTGCATACACACCAATTGAATACTCTTCAACATAAACTTTGTCACCCATTGTGCCTTTAACAGCAAAGTGATAAACACCTGGTGCTAAACTTTCTGCACAGCCACCTGCAACAGTTGCAGTAATTGTAACAATACCAGTTGCTGTATCAAAAGCCATCCATGGCGCTAAAGGACTAAAGTCTAACACTGCGACATTAGTTACATCTGCATGTAAACCAATATCGACTGTTGCTGTTTGTCCATGTTGTATGTTTTTTAACCTACCTGATGGAATCTGTGTAAATGTTACATCTGATGTCATCGGTAATGAAAGTATTGATAAACTTACTTTATTGTATTCTGCAGTCTTACCTGCTGGGTAAGATAAGTTATCATAACTAAGAATTGTTTGGTAGTTGTCAGCAGTAGATGTTGATCTAGGTAAACGAGCCATTTCGTTACCACGTGTTACCATGTATGATTTAATTGTTTCTGCTGATGCACTTGGATATAAGTTCATGAAGTGCGTAGCACAACCTGCTACCATAGCAGATGATACTGATGTTCCCTGAGCTGGTACATAGTTACTAGTGTTTGCTAAGTCTACTACACATACTTCTTCACCAATTGCGAATATATCAATCTTGGCTGCACTTTGTACTAAACCTCTACGAACTGGAGTTGTTTCGTCATCAACATAATCAATCAATGGCATTTGACTGAAAGTTGATACATGGAATGTTTGGCTGTGTGAACCAACAGTTGTAATAGTATCCAAACCACCTGGTGTAATTGTATCAACATCAACACCACAACCTGCGTTACCTGCCGCTGCAACTAGCATTAAGTTTTCTGCTAACATCTGGTTAAGTTTAGCATCAATTAATGCGTTCTTAGTCATAGACCAAGCCATCAATACAACTTTAGGCTTAGACGCATCGTTAGCTCTATGGTGTATTAATACTGCTTCTAATGCATCAATAACATCGCCTGCTGTAATTGTACCTGTAGCATCGTCGAACATCTTAACATTTTGTATAGTTGTACCTTTAGCACTACCAATTGACTGACCAATTATAAGTGATGCCATTTTAGTTCCGTGACCGTCAGTGTCACCAAAACCAGTTGCATCTGGGCAACTGTGTAAATCAGTTACTAATGGTGTTTCGCCAAACTCTTGGTGATACGGATCAAAACCAGTATCCATTAAGTAGACAGTTTGTGTTGCACCAAATGTGCCGTCTAGTGGATGCCAGTAATACTGGTAGTTAGGGTTAATTGCTGTAGTTGATAAATGCTCAGAATCTTGTTCGTCACTTGCTTCAGTAAATGCTTCAAGTGCAACGTTAAGTGCTTCGCCGTTTTCAGATGATTCGGTTACTCCTGCTAGTCCTGAGACTTGGCCTGTTGTTCCTGAAACTCCGTATGTAAGTGGGAAAGAATAAGTCTTCGTTATTGCTAATCCTGCGTTTGTAATTGCCAGCTCTGCCGCCCCTGCGTTTGCATAAGTTGACGAGTCTAGTGATATAATAAAGTTTGCCATTTAGTTTTGCTCCAAAAAACGAATTTGTATTCGGTTTAGCTCCATAAGTATGTATTAAGTATATTTATCATCTTTTGCAAAGATAGAGATCATTTATGATAGAATTTGGAAATCCGCCAGCATTGCAGTATTACGAGGAAGAAAAGTTTCTCAGTATTACAATCAAGAAGCCATCAGGCAACAGTTCCTTGTTGGATTTAATAAAAGAACAACTGTCGCATATCGAAAAAGCACACATTTGTCTAAGCGGTGGCGGCGATAGTCAGTTTGCTTTAAGAGTTTTACAACAATTAGATGTACCTATAACAGCACACACCTACCTTACTACTTGGCAAGGTGCACCTATTAATTCTGACGATGTAATGACTGCTAAAATGCTTACCGATAGAGAAAACATCGAACTTCATGTTACACAAATTGAATTATATGATTTCTTCAAAGACAAGAAACATTTAGAATACGGTAAAAAATATGCAACAGCAAGTCCACAGATAGCAGTACACCTTCACTATTTAGATACTGCATTCAATGACATTGATGGCACAG